CAGGACTCATCTCTCCCTGAGACGCAGATCACACGACCTTGTTCGCCTTTCCAAAAGCCATGACAGCCGACACAAAACCAATCAAAGCCAAAAGGAAACCGGCTCAACGAGGGGCGACGAAAAAACCGCTATTAGGTAGCACAAAACCAAGGATTCAGACTCCACCGCTTAAAGGTGCGTCCCGAATTGCTGAAGTGGCTGAACTTGCTGAGAAAATTGGTATGCCATTGTTGCCTTGGCAGCATTACGTCCTTGAGGATATGTTGAGCGTTGATTCCAAAGGTAATTTCCAACGCAAGTCCAATTTATTGTTATGCGCAAGGCAGGTAGGTAAGACTCACCTTGCTCGCATGCGTATCTTGGCCGGTTTATTCATTTTTGGCGAAAAGAACATTTTGGCAATGTCATCTAATCGAAATATGGCATTAGATACTTTTAGACAAGTTGCAAACACAATTGAGGACAATGAGTTTCTAAAAGCGCAAGTAAGGCAAATTCGATACGCCAACGGACAAGAATCAATTACTTTACTTAATGGTGCAAGATATGAAATCGTTGCAGCCACTCGCGACGGCAGCCGCGGAAAAAGCGCAGACTTCCTTTACATTGATGAATTACGCGAGGTATCAGAGGAAGCGTTCAAAGCGGCTGTTCCGACAACTCGCGCTCGCCCTAATTCTCAAACTTTAATGACTAGCAACGCCGGTGATGCGTTCTCAACTGTTTTGAATGATATGCGTGAACGCGCCCTTGATTATCCAAGTAAAACATTTGGATTTTGGGAGTATTCAGCACCATTGGCTGCAAGGCAAGATATTCGCAATAAAAAATATTGGGCAATGGCTAACCCTGCGCTTGGTTACACAATAACTGAGGAAGCAATTGAGGAATCAATAGCCACCAACTCAATCGAAGCCACATTAACTGAAACTTTATGTATGTGGATTGATTCTCAAGTCAGCCCTTGGACTTTTGGCTCAATTGAGGCATGTTCTGTTTCTGAATTGATTTTACCTGTCGGGGCAATGACTGTGATGGCATTTGACGTTTCACCAAGTAAACGAACCGGTGCGCTAGTTGCCGGTCAAATAGTTGATGGCAAGATTGCGGTTGGCGTAATGGAGACTTTTACTTCCGAGGTTGCAATTGATGAAGTTAAAATGGCTAGTTCAATAAATGAATGGGCATTAAAGTATCGACCTGTCCAAATTGCTTATGATAAGTATGCAACCGCCTCTATTGCTCAAAAACTTGAACAATCAGGACATAAATTAATTGATATAAGCGGACAAGCGTTTTATCAGGCATGTGGAGAACTTGCTGACAGTCTTTCCAATTTAAGGTTATTACATTCGGGGCAACCGGAATGGGTTAATTCAATGAACGCTTGCGCTGCCAAATATAATGACAGTTCTTGGAGAATTATTCGACGTAAATCTGCTGGATGTGTGGCATCTGCAATTTCAACTGCAATGATTGTCCACATGTTGAGCAAACCAATCTCAGTACCTAAGATTTTTGTCTAAGGTTTGTGATATACTTCACCAATGGGATTTTTTCGAGATTTAGTCGGCATATCACCAAAACCAAATATTAAGGCGGAATTATCGCCACCGGTCGTAGTTGACCCTTTTACTTATTATTCGCAATTTACTCCATTCCAATCTGTTAGCAGAGCGGAAGCGATTTCTGTTCCGGCAGTTATGCGTTGCCGCAATTTAATTGCAACAACTATCGGAGTTATGGAATTGGAAACATATTCCAAGGCAACTAAAGAGGAATTACCAAATTTACCTTGGGTAAATCAATTATCTAAATCTGCACCTAACTCAGTTATTCTTACCGCACTAGTTGACGCACTTTTGTTTTATGGGACTGCGTATCTAGAATGTACCGAGGTATATCAAGATGATAACCGCCCTGCACGTTTTGATTTTGTTAATAACACTAGAGTTCAAGTTCAATTAAATAAAAATAACACTTTTGTCGATTTTTATACAGTTGATGGAGTTCAACGCCCAATGGCAGGAGTTGGAAGTTTAATTACATTCCAATCACCAATTGACGGAATTTTACATGCAGGTTCAAGAATCCTTCGTGCAGCGATTGATTTAGAAAAAGCGGCAGCAAACGCAGCAGCAGCCCCAACTCCTGCTGGTATATTGAAAAACAATGGTGCTGACCTTGGCGAAAAAGAAGTTGCAGGTTTATTAGCCGCTTGGCGTCGTAGTAGATCAGAAAGAGCCACCGCATATTTAACAAGTTCTTTAGAGTTCCAACCAACAGCGTTTTCACCTAAAGACATGACTTACAATGATTCTTTGCAATACATGGCAACTCAAATTGCGAGACTTTGCAACGTACCTGCATATTATATTAGTGCAGATCAAAATAATTCAATGACTTACGCTAACGTGCAAGACGAAAGACGTCAGTTTGTTTCGCTATCTTTACAACCATACATTTCATGCGTTGAGTCAAGATTAAGCATGGATGATCTAACGCCTAACACGCAATTTGTAGCGTTTGACATGGATTCCGGATTTTTACGAGCAAACCCACTTGAGCGTCTAGCAGTAATTGAAAAAATGTTAGCACTTGAGTTAATAACTGTTGAACAAGCGAGAGAAATGGAAGAACTAAGCCCAAATGGAAATAATTAATTTTAGTGCAGATTTAGAGGCTTCAGAGTCTCGTCGCATTATTGCTGGAAAGATTGTGCCGTTCGAAAACGAGATCGGCAATACCTCAGTTGGAAAAGTTATATTTGAGGCAGGTTCAATTCAAGTTGATGAGCCAACCAAAATAAAATTATTACTTGAGCATGACCCAAAATCTCCGATTGGGCGAATGAAAACGTTAACCGAAGATTCAAGTGGACTTTTTGCTGAATTTAAGGTGAGTAATACAACAAGAGGAACTGACAGTTTAATTGAAGCAAGTGAAAATTTAAGATCAGGATTAAGCGTTGGTGTTGAAGTACTTAAAGGAAAAAACACTAATGGCATATATAGAGTTAGTGCCGCTAGGCTCATGGAAGTCAGCCTTGTACAGGCTGCCGCTTTTCCAAGTGCCGGCGTCGCTTCAGTCGCTGCGTCAAGCGCAGAGGCAGAATCAACCGAAACCAAAACAGAAAATGAGGCAATTGTGGAAAACACAACACCTGAAACAACTGTTGCGAATGAGGTAGTAGAGACCCCTGCGGTTGAAGCCTCTCGCCCAACAGTATCAGCACCAATTTACACAAAGCCACGTCTTGAGTTTACAAAGGAAAAATTCCTAGAAAACTCACTTCGTGCGCAATATCTAAATGATGATGCAGCACGTCAGTATCTTTCAGCAGCAGCAGATACTTCCGACAACAGCGGTTTAATTCCTACACGTCAATTGACAGAGGTAATTAACCCATTATCAAACGCTGATCGTCCATTTATCGATTCTATTTCAACAGCAGCACTACCTGATGCAGGTATGACTTTTGAAATTCCAAAACTTACTCAAGTACCATCTGTTGCATTAACAGCAGAAGGCGCAGCACCATCTGAGCAAGATCAAAACATTTCGTTTTTGTCAGTAAATGTTGGTAAGTACGCTGGACAACAAACATTTTCCGTAGAATTGTTAGATCGTTCATCTCCAGCATTTTTCTCTGAGTTAGTTCGTCAAATGGAGTTTGCTTATGCTAAAGCAACTGACACAGCAGTAGGTTCTGCAATTATTACTGGCGGAACTGATGGCGGTAACCGCACAATGTCAGCAGCAAACATTCAAGACTTCATTTCAGACGCAGCAGTTTCTATTTATTCAGGAACTCTTGGATTCGCTGAAAACATTGTTGTTTCACCTGAGCAATGGGGCGCATTGATGGGTCTAGTTGATGGTTCAAATCGTGCAGTATTTGTACAAACCATTAACCCTCAGAACGCTTCAGGAAACCTAACACCAACTAACGTTCGCGGAAACATTGGTGGACTAAACCTTCGCGTTTCACGTTCATTGTCAGGAACAGGCGATAACTCAATTATCGTTCTAAATCCATCATCTTACACATGGTACGAATCAAGCAAGTATCGTTTAGAGACAAACTTGATTTCAACAGGACAAATTTCTGTTGCTTACTATGGTTACGGCGCAATTGCAACTAAGGTTGCTGCCGGTGCTTACAAGTGGATGGTTGCATAAACTTTCCTAAATAGGAATCATCTGTGAAGGGGCGTTGGAAGCCTTCGCCCCTTTACTTTAAGAAAGGTAATAATGGCGGCTACATACGTAACCAAGGCAGAACTTCGCACATTACTTGGAATTGGAAGTTTGTATTCTGATTCAGTAGTTGAGGAAGTTTGTCAGGCTGCCGAAAACATTGTTAAAGGTTATTTGTGGTTTAATGATTACAATGTAATAGCAAAAGAATGTACCACTACCTCAGCAACACTTTACACAGATACAGTTCATGCCATGAAAGTTGGCGACGTCGTAACAATTGAGAATGTCGCTGCGCACTATAATGGTGGCAATAAAACAATTACTAAAATTACAGATTATTCAATTACCTATGCAATTACTCACGTTTCAACAGAATTAAAACATTTAGTAAGACCTTACGGCACTATATCTGCTGCCACCAATGTTGACTATGCTACTATTCCAGAGATACGTCAAGGTACTGCCATGATTGCAGTTGACATTTGGCAAAGCAGACAGCAAACAGCCAATGGTGGAGTATCACCCGACTTTCAACCATCACCTTACAAAATGGGCAACACGCTCCTCGCAAGAATCAGAGGGCTCATAGCAAATCATTTAGCACCTAATGGCTTGGTTGGCTGATGACTGTCGCCGTTACGACTCTCAGAACAACCCTTGCGACGGCGTTGGAAAACGCTGGGGTGTGGCAGGTGTTTTCTTTTCCACCTGCCTCGCCCATTGCCAATTCTTTAATCATCCAACCGGATGACCCTTATATCGAACCAAGCAATAACATTTACTCAAGCGTTGCACCAAAAGTAAATTTTCGTTTAGTAATGATTGTGCCAATGCTGGACAATCAAGGAAACCTAAACGGAATTGAGGATTTTGTCGTCGGCGTGTTTAACAAACTGGCTTCAATTACTACCCTCAAAATCAGCGTGGGCAATATATCTGCACCAAATGTTTTATCGGCAGCAGCAGGAGAAATGCTAAGTGCAGATTTACAAATTTCTATAATGACAAGTTGGAGTTAAAACATGAGCGATATTTATGATGTTCCTTCAGAGGACAAGGCTTGGCTTGAAAAAGTCGGGCAAGTAACAAAATCAGAAAAGCCAAAACCAATCTCAAAGAAAGACGAGGAATAACCAATGGCTGTATTTCTAAACAATAAGGTCGGCATAAAGGTAAATTCTGTCGATCTTTCAGATCACGTAACAAGCGTAACCCTTAATAGATCATTCAATGAACTAGCCGTCACAGCAATGGGCGACTCAGGGGAAAAATACGTAAAAGGGTTAGAGACTTCAAATGTTTCTATTTCATTCCTAAACGATAATGACCCATCAACAAGCGTAAGAGGAACTTTACAGAGTGCTTGGGGAACTTCAGTTACTGTTGTTCTTTTGCAAGACAAGTCAGCAGCAGTTTCAGCGACTAACCCTCTTTACACAATGACTTGCTTGATTAACAACACAACCGACATTAACGGCGGAGTTGGCGATCTTGGTACTCAGGATGTAACATGGACTGTTAACGGCGCAGTAGCCGTTGCAACAACAGGTACATTCTAAGGGGAGTAAATGATTAAATTAAGAGTGACAAAGGCTTCAGGGGATGTCGCAGAATATGACATAACACCTGCACTCGAATACGCATTTGAACAACAAATGAAAACAGGTTTTCATAAGCGGTTCAGAGACGAAGAAAGACAATCTGACGTCTACTGGCTTTCATGGGAAGCCGAAAGGCGTGCAGGAGTTACTGTTGCACCATTTGGGGATAAGTATTTAGAAACTCTATCTAAGGTAGAGATTTTGGACGCCGACGCCCCAAATGGGTAACGCGGTATGACACGACTTATCTAATTGCGTTATTAGCAGTTAGAACAGGCATACCGCATAGCGAATTTATTAACATGGACAGATCGTTACTTTTAGCAACATTAAACGTTCTAAAAGAGGACGCAAAAAGGATGGAAAATGCCGGTCGAGGTCGCAGGGCTAGATGAGACTTTATACAGTCTTAAAAACTTTGCGCCCGATTTATACAAAGACATGCTTGAGGAAATTGACCCTGCAATGCAGAGTATTTCCGATAGGGCTAAAGGCATGGTACGAGCAAGGATTTCAGGGCTAGACGAAGGCTGGACTAGCCAAGGCAGAGAAGCAAAATCTAGATCATCACGCAAGCGTGGCTTTCCTAAATATGACCCTTGGAAAATTAGAAAAGGTTTAGGTTACGATCTAGGAACTACAAAGCGCAATCGATCAGGATTTGTTCAAACATTTATCCTGCAAAACCATTCCGCTTCAGGTGCGATTTATGAAACTGCTGGGCGTAAAAATCCAAATGGACGCGCTGCCTTTGCAAATATAAGCGGTGAGAAAAAAGGAAAAGTGCAAGGTTATGAAGGCACTTACAAATTTAATCAACAATTTTTAAGACGCAAAACAGGCGAGTACGCAAGCAATAACCCTTTTGCTGGTTATCAATTTGTTAGAGCATTACAGAACCAACAGAAATTAGTCAGCATTGGTAGGGGTCGCAAACGAGAAGGACGCTTACTCTATAAAGCATTTTATGACGATCATGGCAAGGTACAGGATGCAGTCATGAAGGCAATTGATAAAGCAAAGACAAGATGGTTTCAAAGAGTTTCAAGCGCACAATATAAAACATTTGATAAGGCGGCATAATGGTAAGTTTTTCACCCATAGACATTGCAATCACCTCTACCTATAAAGATAAAGGTGCGAGGGAAGCCCAAAACTCTCTAACCAAATTAAGCAAAAGTGCCTTTAAGTTAGCCGGTGCATTTGGCGTTGCTTTCAGCGTTGAAAAAATAGTTAAGTTTGCAAAATCATCCATTCCTGCTTTTGCTCAAGAACAAAAATCAGCAAAGTCATTAGCCTTAACTTTAGGCAATTTAGGCATGTCATTTGAGACTTTAGCAACCGAGCAATTTATTGCAAGAATCCAAAAAACTCGAGGCATACTAGACGACGAACTTCGTCCCGCAATGCGTCAATTAGTTTCTACTACTTTCGACGCAAGTTTATCTCAAGACATTCTTTTGACTGCCTTAGATTTATCGGCAGGTGCTGGAATTGATCTTAGTACTGCGGTTGATGCTTTAAGTAAATCATATTTAGGAAATAACAGAGCCTTAGTTGGTTTGAACATTGGTTACAGCACAGCCTTACTTAAGGGCAAGAGTTTTGCAGAGGTGCAAGCCCTACTAAATAAACAGTTTGCAGGACAAGGAGAGGCGTCAGCCGCCGGTGCTGCCGGTCAAATGGCAATCTTAGCAGCAAGCATGGATGTTGCTAGAGAGATTGTAGGTGAAGGATTAGTTAGGGCTTTTGAGGACTTAAATATAAATGCTCAAAAGACCGGTTCGCTTATGGAAAGCGTTGCTAGAAAATCCGTAACGGCAATGGGCATGGTTAGTAAGTTTATTAGAGGCAATCTACAATTTTTGAACACACCAATCAGCGACCTATTAAGCGATAAATCAGGTAGCACTTTTGCTTACAAAATGAACTTTAATAAGCCTTATGACCCAATGAGTTCTAATTTTAATTATGAGGCTTTAAGAGCAGAGCAAAAGAAACAGCAAGCCGCAGCCGCTAAGACGGCTAAAGATCGATTGGCTGCAATTAAAAAAGAGCAAGATTTACTTAAAAAGCAACAACAATTATTAAAAGACCAAGAAAAAATTAAAAAATATGGCAGTCTTTTTGATACTGAACAAATTGAAATTTTTGCAGCGTTGCAAGGTAAAGTAACCGAACAAGAGAAACTTAGACTTAATCTGCAATTAGCCTTACTGCAAGGCAATGCGTCAGAGGCTGAAAGACTTGCAAAGCAGTTAGCCATTGTTCAATTACAGACCACCGATCTTGCTGGTGCTATTGCCAAGATACCAATGGCACTTAATCCGTTTAAGGGTTGGGGTTCTGAGATTGATAACCTACTCGCCAAGATGATTGAAATGTATCGTTTGTTGCAGATGCGCCCCGAGGAAGTTATTTCAGGCAAGGTAAGAGTTCCACTTAGCCCAACGACTGCCGCATCAGTATTGGCTAACGCCCCTCAAGCATCAGCCGAATATGCTTCCATAACTGGCGTAATGGGTGATCTTGGTATTAAGACTCCAAGCATTAACATAACTATAAATAATGCTGGCAGCGTTGTGTCAGATGATGACTTGGTAGATCAAATAAGAAACGGATTGTTAAACTCTAACCTTTCAGGTTCTGCCAGTTCAGTTGGTAGGTTGTTAGGTGCGTTCCAGTAATGGCATTACCGGCAACCCTTGACGTATCACTTAACTTTAGTTCAGGTGCTACCTTTGCAAACCCTTTCACTTTAGACGACCCTATTAATGGCGTTTTAGGTACTGGAGTTTTATCTGATTCAAGTACGCCGGCTTTAGTTGTAAACCTAACTTCACAAACTAGACGCATAAGCATTAGACGCGGCAGAAACATTAACCGAGATATTTACGAGGCTGGCACTTGCGTTGTAAGAATCTTTGACCCTTCAGGTGACTTTAACCCGCAAAACGTATCCTCTCCTTATTACGGACAGTTGACCCCACTTCGTAAACTTAGAATATCTGCGACTGTTAGCGGCACTACTTATTACCTATTTAGCGGATATACAACCGACTACGCTTACTCTTACGATCAGGCTGAGAATGTATCTTATGTAGATATATCAGCAAGTGACGCTTTTAGATTATTTAATCTTGCTTCAGTAATAACTGTCACTGGT